ATCGCTATCGAAGACGAAGCTGGTGATATTACTATGCTTGGGGATTGGTGTTTTGTTGCACCCCCTGTTGAGCAGGAAGAGGAAACAAGTGATTCTGGCATTATTCTTAGCCTCAAAGAAGAACCAGAACTGGAAGGCGTACTACTTACCCTACCCTCAGATTCAGAATGGATTGGAGCAAAGTCTGGTGATATGGTGGGTTACACGAAAAATTCAGAATATGAAATGGAACTCATAGGCGGTGACAAAGTATACCGCATGAGAACAACAGAGTTAGTATATGTCAAGGAAGCGTAAGTTTAGTACAGAAGAAGCTTCGGTAAGATTGTTGTCCTCTATGGAGGTAGCTATAAACAATATGATTGATGAAGTAAGAAAGCCTGTGGACACAGAGCTTTCCGGGTCTCAACGTAAAGCTGAATTACAGAGTATAAAACAAACAGCAACTGATGCAAAAGAACTACTCATTGAATACCAAAGGCTTGAGCAAATGGTCAAAGAACTCCGAGAAACAGGCGGTATTGAAGGGGAGCAAGATTACTCAGGGGGATTCGCAGAGAAGTTCTCCAAGTAATCAGATATTCTGTTACTGGGATTACTAATGCCTAATAATATGATAATGCTCGCCTTCGTAGGTGCATTTATTCAAGGACTTACACGAGTTTTTCTGTGTAGCACAAGATGACAATAAAAGAATCGAAGCTATTAATATAATACGTTTCATAAATCAAATTTAATGAAATGGCTGGACTTAAACAAATTGAAGGGTATGATAACTATGTTATTAATATATGTCCCAACGATACAGGTGGCGAGGTTACCGAAATTGGTGGGATTGATATTCAGCTTCCCAAGATACCCCCTAAAAAAGAAATCCTTGGATATGAACGGAAGCCTGCTGTGCAAATGTGGAGAAGACTTCCTGTGCCAGAGGAATTGCAGAGGATTCGCTCTATGGATGAGTGGTACGAAATGCCATCAGAATTCAAAAAGAAATTTTCTCCATACATCGAGAAGGAGTTTGAGCGTAGGCGCAACGGTCTTTGGTTTTACAATAACGGTAAGCCTGTCTACATTACAGGGAGACACTACATGATGTTACAATGGAGCAAGATGGATATAGGCTATGCTTCATTTTTAGACTTTCAAAGAAAGCTATTTGTTCATTTTGCTGCCTGTGAAGCAGATTCGAGATGTATTGGGCAGATGTACACTAAGTGCAGACGTTCTGGATATACCAATATGTCTGCGGCTATACTTGTAGACGAAGCTACTCAGGTAAAGGATAAGCTGTTAGGTATACAGTCTAAAACAGGTAAGGACGCACAGGAGAATATCTTTATGAAAAAGGTAGTTCCTATGTTCAGAAGCTACCCTTTTTTCTTTAAGCCTATACAGGATGGTACAACCAATCCTCGCATGGAGCTTGCATTTAGAGAGCCTTCTAAGCGTATTACAAAAAGCAATAAAACATCTAATAAAGGCGAAGCTCTTAATACAATTATAAACTGGAAGAACACTACCAATAACGCATATGATGGTGAAAAGCTTCATATGATGTATCTAGATGAAAGCGGTAAGTGGGAGAGGCCAACAGATATCAGAGAAGCTTGGCGTATAGAAAGAACTTGTTTAATTGTAGGTCGTAAGATTATTGGTAAGTGTCTTATGGGTTCTACTGTAAATCCAATGGATAAAGGTGGCAAACAATACAAAGAACTCTGGAGAGATTCAGACCCAGAAGATAGAAATGCAAACGGAAGAACAAAGACTGGACTTTATAGATTATTTATACCCGCCTATGAAGCGCTTGAAGGATTCTTCGATGAGTATGGAAACCCTGTTATTGAAAACCCAGAAAAACCTGTTAAAACGATTGATGAGGACTATGTGGATATAGGCGCTAAGACTTATTTAAAGAATGAAAGAGATGCTCTTAAGCATGATGCTAGAGAACTAAACGAATTTATACGACAGTTCCCTTTTACCATAGACGAGTCAATGAGAGATAGTATAGAAGGTTCTACTTTTAACATTGGAAAGATATATGAGCAAATAGAGCATAATGACGAGCTGTATCCAAACCCTGTGGTTCAAGGTAATTTTAGCTGGAAGGACGGAATTAGTGATAGTGAAGTTGTTTTTAATCCGAACCCAAAAGGCAGGTGGATGGTATCTTGGATGCCTAAGCCTGAAGATAGAAACAAACAGACTGAAAAGTACGGCTCAAAGTATCCTGCTAATGAGCATATAGGTGTAGGCGGTGTGGATAGCTATGATTTAGATTCTACCACAGACAACAGAGGCTCTAAGGGGGCTTGTCATTTATACAATAAGTTTAACATGGCAGCTCCTGCAAATATGTTTGTAGCTGAATACGCGTCAAGACCCCCTCTGGCTAAAATATTTTACGAGGATGTTTTGATGGCATCTGTATTCTATGGCTATCCATTATTGATAGAAAACAACAAGTATGGAATAGTAAGGCATTTTGAATCTAGAGGCTATCAAGAATATGTAATGAGGAGGCCAGACCATTTAAAGTCGCCAAACGCGTCCTCAAACACGAAGACACGAGGTATACCGTCTAACTCAGTTGATGTCATACAAGCTCATGCTCATGCAATAGAAGCCTACGTAGAAGAACACGTAGGTATAAATACTCAGACAGGAGAAATGGGAAAGATGTATTTCCAAAGAACTTTAGATGATTGGATTGGGTATAAGATAGATAATCGAACAAAGTATGATTTAACAATTTCAAGCGGGCTTGCTTTATTAGGGGCGCAAAAAACAAGGGTGGATAAAAAGCAGGCGCAATTCGATGATAAACAATTTTTCCGTAGATACACCAAAGAAGTAAGGCGTTAAAACTCAGGTCTTTATTTTCGTATATTTGCGAGGAAGTATTTGCGAAACGCTATATGTACGAAAACGATAACGATAAAGGGAAGTACGGCAATTTCCCAGACCCATTTGCTGAATATACAGTTAAGACTAATAAGTCCTACGGTCTGAAGTATGCTAAAGCTATTGAAAAACAATGGGGAAACTCTGACGATGAGCGCAGTCTTTTCCGAAGACGCATGAAGGACTTTGAGACCAACCGCGATTACGCTAATGGTACGCAAGATACTTCAATCTATAAACAGATATTAAACTCTCTTGACCCAAACAGCGGTGACGGTACGTTGCTAAACCTTGATTGGTCTCCAGTGCCTATTGTCCCTAAGTTTGTTAAGATTGTAGTAAACAATATACTTTCTAGAAAACCATATCCAAACCTTACAGCTATTGACCCTCTATCTCAGTCTCAAAAAGACAAAGAGAGAGCCAAGAAGATGTTCCAAGTTAAAAACAAAGACGTTATACAAGACCTAGAAACCCTAGGTATAGACACAAAAATTGACACTTCTTCTATACCAGAAACGGCAGAAGAGGCTGAGATTTTTATGGATGCTAATGTTAAAACAGCAGCTGAAATAGCTGCTCAAGTTGGCACTAATATGACTTTAGAGTGGAATGATTTTGACCAGCGCGTTTATCGCAGAGCAGTCAATGACTTAGTAGCTTGTGGTATGGGTGTTATAAAAAGAAGTAACGACCCAAACTATGGAATCAAAGAAGAGTACATCGACCCAGCATTCTTCTTCCATAGCTACACCGAAGACCCTACGTTTAGTGACCTCATCTATGCAGGACACGTTAAGAAAGTCAGCATCTCAGAACTTAAGCGTATTGCTCGTGATGAGCTTACAGAAGAGCAATATGAAAAAATAGGTCAAAGCGTAAAAAATAAATACCAGAACCGAGCTGATAAACTAAGCTATAAATACTACGATGAAACTCTAGACCGTACAACTTACGGATACGATGAGTTTATTGTCGAGATTATGGATTTTGAATTCATGTCTACTGATGATATGGTGTTTGAGCAAAAAAAATCTAAGTTTGGTAACAGCGGATTCTACTACAAGGGATTCAATTACACACCGCCTAAAGAATCTGTATACGATAGAAAGCCTCAGCACATGAATATTCAAACAGTGTTTGGAGGGAGTTATGTTGTAGGATGCGGCTATGTTTATGATTACGGGCAAAAAAGAAACATACCTAAAAACGTACACGACTTAACTAAAGCTAGATTATCTTATTCTGTAGTTGCAACTAACTTGCGCAGAATGATGCCTAAGTCTCTTGTGGGCTCGGTAATAGGATTTGCTGACCAGCTACAACTTTCTCACCTAAAATTACAACAAGCCATTGCTAAGGCTAAGCCAGATGGATTAATTGTAGATATTGAAGGGCTAGAGAATGTACAGCTGGGTAAAGGCGGTGAGCTTCAACCATTAGACATACAAGACATCTATGAACAAACAGGTGTATTCTACTATCGCTCAAAGAATCCAGAAGGTGGATTTCAGAACCCCCCAGTTAGGTCTTTAGACAATAGTATTAGGAATATTAATGAGCTTATCGGTATCTATAATCATAATCTCCGTCTTATACGTGATACAACAGGTATTAACGAAGTAATGGACGGAACATCTCCAAAGGGAGAGCAGTTGGTTGGTGTACGTCAGCAGGCAATTGCTGCCGGTAATAATGCTATCTACGATATATCTAATTCAGCTTTGTATTTATATACTAAAGTATGTGAGGATATCGTAAAATGTTTACAGATACTGCCTCCTAAATCTGTTATATTTAAAGCTTATGAGCAGGCTATAGGTAAGACTAATATGAAGGTATTGGCTTCTTTTGGAGACCTTCCTATGTATAACTTTGGTGTTAAAGTTCAGACAGAGATGGATGAAACTGAAAAGTCATACTTAGAGCAGAACATACAAGTGGCTCTTGCTCAAAAAGAGATTGACTTAGAAGACGCAATGTCTGTAAGACAGCTTAAAGATGTAGACCAAGCAGAGAGACTTCTTATTATAAGACGCAAGAAAAGAATGAAGTTGCAACAAGAAATAGCGCAAAGAAACTCTCAGATGCAGGCTCAGATGAATCAACAGACTGCACAGGCATCAAGTCAAGGCAAAATGCAGGAGATTCAAATGCAAAGCCAAGCCAAGATTGCAGAGATACAAGCAGACGCTCAAGCTAAAGCTCAATTACTGCAATTGGAATACCAGCTAAAAGGTCAAATTGAGAGCGCTAAGACTCAAGTTCAAATGGGAATGAAGCAGCAAGACATGCAGTTTCGTGAAGGAATAGAATCAAGCAAAGAAGAAGCTAAAGACAAGCGAGTTAAGAAACAAGCTGTTGAGCAGTCTAAGATGATTTCTCAACGCCAAGGGAAGCGTGGGGAATTGCAAGACGAAGGCGATAGCCTTATTGACCAACTAACTTCTTGATAACCAGTAAATTAGTATCTTTGTAACATGGCTACAAAAATAAACTTAGACAACTCCACAAGGGTAGATATAACTTGCAGAAGAGGTGATACTTTTACTTTAGAGTTTACGTTTTCCGATGATGCTGGCGATGCGTTAGATTTGACATCGTATACTTGGAAGATGGATGTAAAGGAAACAGACACTTCATCTGGAGATATTATAGCCGACAATAGCTTTACTTATAGTGGTACTGCTCTAGGCGTTTTAACTATAACGGCTACAGCCGCAGTGATGGCTGCTGTAGAAGGCGGTTTGTACGTGTATGATTTACAGTCAAATTCTTCGGGTTCTGTAAAAACATGGGTGTACGGATTATTTAAAATTAATGAAGACGTAAGTGAGTAACGTAGAAGTAAATAGCGGAGGGGGAACTACAATTAGTGGTGTAACCACTACTACGAGTTCTGTAGCCATCAAACAGCCTTCTATCAACGTTAGTGTTGGTGGAGTTATTGGCGGAGGAGATGACGCTCATTTCGTGTTTAGCCAAGAGACTGTTTCATCTACATGGACTGTAGAACATAACTTAAATAAGTACCCCGCTGTTACCGTTGTAGACAGTGGTGATAACATACTCTACACGGAGATTGAATACATTGATAAAAATACACTAGAGGTAAGGTTTGAAGCCTCCACTAGCGGTAAAGCCTATATGAACTAAAAATAAAAAAAAATGGCGATTAAGTACAAAAGTAATATTGACCTAGGGGGGCTTCAGCTACAGAA